ATGCGTTATGGCCTGAGTTCTGGTCAATTGATGAATTAACCTCATTGAGGAACGAGCTGCCTTCTCCTAAATGGAACGCGCAGTATCAACAAAACCCAACATCCGAAGAGGGTGCGCTGGTAAAGCGGGAATGGTGGCAAGCATGGGAAAACGACCAGCCTCCTGCTTGTGAGTTTATTATACAGTCTTGGGATACTGCGTTCTTGAAGACTCAACGTGCTGACTACTCAGCCTGTACCACTTGGGGTGTATTTTACAAACCAGATGATGAGGGGCTTCAGCAACCAAATATTATTCTTCTGGATGCTTATAAGGAACGATTAGAGTTCCCAGAACTGAAGAAAACAGCGTTTGACTTTTATAAGCATTGGGAGCCTGATGCATTTGTTGTCGAAGCGAAAGCGGCAGGTACACCATTGATTTTTGAGTTAAGGGCTATGGGCATCCCTGTAGCAGAATATACCCCATCCAGAGGGAACGATAAGATAGCCCGTGTTAACGCCGTGGCGGATCTCTTTGCAAGTGGCATTGTCTGGCACCCTGAAACCAGATTTGCCGAAGAGGTTATTGAGGAATTTGCGTCCTTCCCGGCAGGAGAACACGATGACCTTGTAGACTCTTCTACACAAGCCTTGCTTAGGTTCCGTCAGGGCGGTTTTTTAAGGTTAACGTCTGATGAAGACGAAGAGCCGTTTTACAATAAAAAAGCTAACTATTATTAATGTCATTCCTGCAAAGTAATATCCCGCATTTTAAATGCTGGGTTAGAAAGGAATACACCCACAATCACCAGAAGTATCATGGCGAGTTTATCCATGCGATGGCGATTGCAGTTACATCAATCCCGTGTCGATGCTTGAGCTTCCAGATGATATTCACTGGCGCTGAGACTTATGACACGGACGAGCCTAACGTTCATGGCGGTGCTATGTGGGCTAGGATGCCGATTACAGGTTTAGTGGCAGATACGCCGCTTCAGGAATGGCCTGAGCCAATGCCGGTGTGGGCAGCGCAGCCTTGGGATTGCTCGTCGAGGACACACAGCGTCTATGTCTTGGACAGGGCGACACCGTGTCCTTGGCTTGCCAAGATTGATAACGAGTTCTACCCAGCCAAGTATTACTTCACGGTAGACTACACCGACTCGGAAATAGCAGACGACCCAGCCCAGCACAAGCAAGCCCATGTAATGGAGTTATTGGATGCCGGCAAGTGGACAGGTAATATCGTGGCACTGCCCAATAATCGTGTTAGGGTCACACATCCTGCTTGGTTTGAGGTTGGAGAGGGTGCGCCAGACTTTAGGCCATCACAATATATTCATTACAGCAAGTCAGACCTAGACTACACGCTGGATGTAAACAGGGTTTTTGATAACTTATATGCAGAGGATTTGGATGAAGAAGAAGACTAAGGGTTACTCAGCGGGTGGCAGGATGAAAAGCAAGATGAGTCCAAAGATGATGACTGGTGGCGGCAAGGTTAGGATGAGTACTAAAATGATGGCAGGTGGAGGTAAAACTACAGTCTCTGTAAAAGGTGATGACAGCATTACCCCCGGATTGTCTGCTAAAGCTCAAGAAAGACGCAAAAGAAAAGCGGCTGAAAAGAAAAAAATGGCTGGAGGCGGCAAAGTCCCTAAGACTGTTGCTAAAGGCAGTGGCGCTGCAAGAACTCAGTACTTCAGGAAAAACGGCTAAATGGCAATAGATCGCCCATTACAGACCCCTGATATGGGAAACCCCTTTGGGGGTGGTCAAGATCAGATTGAGGTTGAAATAGTTAATCCTGAGTCTGTATCGATTGAAACACCTGATGGCGGTGTTTTGCTTGATTTTGATCCAGAGGGCGCTATGGGCCAAGTTCCGCATGACGCGAACTTAGCAGAGTATGTGGATGATTCGGATCTTTCCTCGATTTCTCAGGAATTAATTGGCGCATACAAGTCTGACAAAGAAAGTCGCTCTGATTGGGAAAGAGCTTATATTGAAGGTTTAGACTTATTAGGTCTTAAACACGAAGACAGAACAACCCCTTGGGACGGAGCGTGTGGCGTATTTCACCCCTTGCTAACGGAATCCGTCATACGCTTTCAGTCCCAAGCTATTCAAGAGATATTCCCGGCAAGCGGCCCAGTTAAAACAAGTATTGTCGGCTCAGTAGACCCTGAAAAAGAAAAACAGGCTCACCGCGTTCAAGATTACCTGAACTATTTATTAACTGAGAAGATGACCGAATACAGGTCAGAGACAGAGAAGATGTTATTTTCTCTTCCGCTGGCAGGAAGTGCTTTTAGAAAGATTTACTTTGATCCTAACATGGGCAGACCTTGCAGTATGTTTGTTCCAGCAGAAGACTTTGTCGTAAGTTATGGAGCATCAGATCTAGAAACCTGTGAACGCGCTACTCATGTAATGAAGCGCAGCTCTAATGATGTTCGTAAACTACAAGTGTCCGGCTTCTATGTGGATGTTGACTTGCCATCACCCACGCCAGACGTAGATGAGATTGAAAGAAAGTATAATGAGTTAACGGGAGACTCCGCTAACTACGATCTTGACTCAAGGCACACTATTCTTGAGGTTCAAGCCAACCTAGATCTTCCCGGCTTTGAAGATACAGACAAAGGTGAACAAACAGGTATTCAGTTACCGTATGTTGTTAGCATTGATTTGTCTTCTCGTACAATCTTATCGATTAGACGTAACTGGTATGAAGATGATTCCGCTAAATTAAAGCGCGAACACTTCGTTCATTACCAGTATATGCCGGGACTAGGCTTTTATGGCTTTGGTCTGATCCATATGATTGGTGGATTGGCTAAGTCAGCGACCTCATTACTTAGACAATTGGTGGACGCAGGTACATTGTCTAACTTACCGGGAGGATTAAAGTCCAGAGGGCTTAGGATTAAGGGTGATGACACCCCGATCATGCCCGGAGAGTTCCGAGATGTAGATGTCCCCGGTGGCGCGATAAGAGATAACATTAGTTTTCTTCCTTACAAAGAGCCAAGCTCTGTTTTATACCAGTTGTTGGGCGATATTGTAGAGGAAGGACGAAGATTTGCTTCTGCTGCTGACGTAAAAGCAGCCGATATGAACGCTGAAGCGCCTGTTGGGACGACTTTAGCGATACTAGAACGCTCTATGAAGGTAATGAGTGCGGTTCAAGCGCGACTCCATGCCTCTATGAGGTCAGAATTAAAGCTATTATCCAATATTGTGCGGGATTTCGGCCCTTCATCTTACCCCTACCTTCCTGATGAAGAGCCGATTACCCGTCAAGACTTCGATGATCGCGTAGATATCATCCCGGTTAGTGATCCTAACGCCGGAACGATGGCACAACGCATCATGCAGTACCAAGCAGCACTGCAATTAGCGCAACAAGCGCCTGAAATGTACGATATGCCGCTTTTGCACCGGCAAATGCTGGAAATTCTTAACATTCAGGACGCAGACAAGATTGTTCCGCTTGAAAACGAGATAAAACCGACTGATCCGGTCAGTGAAAACATGAATTTGATCAATGGAGAGCCTGTTAAGGCGTTTATCTACCAAGATCACGAAGCGCACATACAAACACACATGGCAATGGCTCAAGATCCTAGAATACAGGAGATTATGGGCAAAAGTCCTAATGCTCAGAAGGTTATGGCGGCTATGTCGGCCCATGTTCAGGAACATTTGGCGTTTAGATACCGTCAGCAGGTAGAAAAAGAGCTTGGGGTGGAGCTTCCGCCTCCTGACCAGCCATTACCGGAAGATATTGAGTACAGAATCTCTAGATTGGTGGCTCCTGCGGCAGAACAGGTGCTTAAATCTGGACAACAAGAGCAGCAACAGAAGCAGGCGCAAGAGCAGGCTCAAGATCCTATTGTCCAGATGCAACAGAAAGAGCTTCAGATTAAAGAGCAGCAAGTTCAGATCAAAGCTCAGACTGAGATGGGCAAAATACAAGCCGATATGCAAAAAGCTTCAGATAAATCTTCTGTTGAAAGAGAGAGAATGGATCAGAATGAGCGTATAGAAATGGCTAAGATAAATGCTAAAAGAGAATCCGATATCGCTAAGGAAGAGATGGAGCGTGAGCGATTAGAGTCTGATGGTGAGGTTCAGGAAGCAAAATTAGGTCTTGAGATAGCTAAAGAGATTATGGAAAACGAAAGAGCGTCAGAAGAAATATCCTCCAAGGAAACAATAGAGGGATTTAAGGCTGGCGTTCAGACTGCAAAAGAATTAAGGGATGAGTGATCTTATATCTGAAAACTTGTTTGATTCGATCAGAAAAGGTATAAGAGCGCAGATGAATGAGATGAGTGACCATGTAAGCGGTGGTGGTTGCTCTGATTTTAGTGAATACTCTAAGTGTTGCGGGATCATACAAGGTCTTGCGATGGCTGAAAGAGAGCTTCTCGACCTTAAAGAAAGGTACGATAAAGCGTAATTTCTCCGCATTATGCGGTGCAACGCGACTCTGGACGCGAATCTCCAGTGCATAGGAATATCTAATGTCAGAAGCATTAGCAACAAACGAAATCGAGGACGAAGAGTCTCGCAAGGCAAAACAGTTGCCTGACCCAGTGGGTTATAAGCTGTTAATCGCATTACCAGAACCTGATGAAAAAACAGAGGGTGGCATATTAAAGTCCACTGTAACTCTGCATGATGAGGAAATAGGGTCTATTGTTGGTGTTGTCCTGAAGTTAGGGGCTGATGCTTACAATGACCCTGCGCGATACCCTACCGGCCCTTTGTGTAAAGAGGGTGATTTTATTCTAATGAGGTCTTATTCAGGCACCAGATTCAAAGTGCATGGGAAGGAGTTTCGTTTGATTAATGACTGCTCAGTGGAAGCTGTTGTTGAAGACCCAAGGGGGATTGTTAAGGTATGAGCGAAGTACAACAAGAACTGGAGAATGAATCTCCTGCAAGTGCTGAAGATAGATTCTTTGGCGTAAAAACAACTATTAGCAAAAAAGGAACGGTTAGTCAGGAAGAATCAGACTCAGAGGTTTCTGATGTTGAGTATGAGGTTGTTGACGATAGGCCGCCGGAAGATCGCAGGCCACCAAAGTCTTCATCTGAGGAAGTCGGTGATGATGAGCTAAGTGGTTATAGCGAAAAGGTTCAGAAGCGAATCAATAAACTGCGTTACGAACAGAACGAAGAACGTAGACAAAGAGAAGCGTCTGAAAGAATGCGTGATGAGGCGGTTAAAGTCGCCCAAGTTCTCGCAAACAAAAACAAAGAATACGAGGCTTTAATTAATCGTGGCGAAGGTGCTTTGATTAATACAGTAAAGCAAAAAGCAGAAATGACCCTTGAGAACGCTAGGTCTAAATACAAGAAAGCGTATGAAGAAGGGGATACAGATAATGTGGTTTCTGCACAAGAAGATTTAATTAAAGCTCAGGCAGAGCTGACAGAGGCTGAGAGGTATGAAAACAACCTACCCCAGCAGGAGCAATGGCAACCGCCTCCTCCGCAGCAGGAATACCGACAGGCTCCTGTAGCGCCAGCTCCACCTCAACAAGTGGCACCGCCTGAGCCTTCTCCAGAGTCTGCGGCTTGGGCTGAACGCAATCCTTGGTTTATGAATCCAGACAACAAGGCAATGACCGCGACAGCTTATGGCCTGCATGAAGAAGCATTGAGGGATCAAGGGTTAAGACCCAACTCTCCTCAATACTTCCAGTATGTAGACAATGGTATGAGAGGATCGTATCCAAATTACGGTTGGCAGGATGAAAGCGATACAGATGGACGTACCGCGACTGTGACTGCTAATCAGCCCTCGTCGGTGGTGGCACCTTCCGCAAGGAATAA